ACAGCGAGGGAGAGTATAGCGCCGCGCATAACGCGGCCTTCAGCCTCGCCCGGCTTTACGGCCACGTCACGGACAAGGCCACCTTGGAAGTTATCCGCAGGCCTTCGCGTGATCCCGATGCGCCTTCAGAGCAAGCCCTGAGCGCATGGGTTGAAGCCCTGCCAGCCCTTCCGGGCCCGGGCCCGCAGGCCTTAGGCGAGCCCTCAGGACAGGCCACGTTTCTGCGCCTCGCCGACGCGCCCGCCAGCCTATTGGGCCCCGAGCCTTCGAGCCCTGAGCCCTCAAACCTAAATCAAATCAATAACTTAGCAAGCCCTGAACCACCAATACATCAATCCCAATCCGCAGGGCCCGGGCCCTCGGGCCCTGAATTACTTAATGATATCAATTGGTTAGGAGGGCCCGGCGGCCCGGTGGCGGGGCGATCCGAAAACGGGGCCCCATCGAGCCCGGTAACCGGGACCCCTGTTGGGTGCGGGAGCACAGAGCTATTAAGCGAAAGGGTTTCACCCCCCACCCCCTCAAAGAAAGAGGGGTTGATTAGCGATAAGGGTACCAGTACCAATACGGGGGAAAGCGAATGGCCTAGCGCGGAGGAGTTATTCGGGTGAAGATCATCACGGGGTTCAAGCCCCAGCCCGGGCCCCAGCACCATTTTCTGACGTGCCCTGCCGATATTGTGGTTTACGGCGGTGCCCGGGGCGGCGGGAAATCTTTCGCTTCGCTTGGCGAATTTTGGTGCCATGCGGAGGATTGGGGGCCCGCCGCAAAGGGCTTGATGCTGCGCCGCTCTCGCGAGGATCTCAAGGACACCATAGATGTCGCCCGTCAGATGTACGGGGATGCCGCCGAGTGGAAGGACAAGGAGAAGCAGTTTCGTTTCCGCAATGGTGCCGTTTTTCACATGGCCTATCTGGAGAGCGATGCCGATGCGATGAACTATCAGGGCTGGTCGCTGACGCGCGTCTATGTGGAGGAGCTGACACAGTACGCCAGTTCTGCGGGTATCTTCAGGCTGTTCGCGACATTGAGGACCACCAGCGGTGCGCGCTGTCAATTTCGCGCCACCTGCAACCCCGGCGGCCCGGGCCATCACTGGGTAAAATCATGGGTGATCGACAACGGCGCGTATAAGCCAGTCAAGGACAGCGAGACAGGCCTGATCCGCATCTTCATCCCCGCGAAGATTTCGGATAATCCGCAGCTTCTCAACAACGATCCCGGCTACATCAACCGCCTGCGGGCCTCCGGCAGCGCCGCACTCGTTCGTGCTTGGCTGGAAGGCGACTGGAACGTGATCGAGGGCGCGTTCTTCCCCGAGTTCGATCCCGCCCGTCATGTGATAACTCCCCCGCGCATGCCGCTGCACTGGACGCGATTTAGGTCCATGGACTGGGGATCGGCAAGCCCGTTCTCTCTCGGCTGGTGGATCGTGGCGCAGGAGGACTTCATCCATGACAAGCGACGCATCCCCAAGAACGCCATCATCCGTTATCGCGAGTGGTACGGAGCCTCCGGACCCAACAAGGGCCTCAAGCTGCCCGCCGATGCCGTCGCCAAGGAAGTCGTCCGGCGCGAAACAGATGGCAAAGGCTTCAGGGAGCCCATTGCGTACGGTATCTTGGACCCCTCGGCATTTCAAGTTGTGTCAGGCCCGTCGATTGGTGAGACGTTTGCGCGGCATGGCGTTTATTTCAGGCGTGCCGATAATTCTCGTGTTTCGACCCCAAAACGAATGGGTGGTTGGGATCAGGTTCGTTGGCGGCTCCGTGGTGATGACGACGGCGACCCGATGATCTTCTTCGTCGATCATTGCAAGGACGCCATCCGCACGCTCCCCATGCAGCAGCACGACGAGAACCGCATGGAGGACCTCGACACCGAGGGCGAGGACCACGCCGTCGATGATATTCGCTACGCCTGCATGTCGAGGCCCTTCGGGGCCCGCGTCGAGGCGGACGAGGATCTCAACCCGCTTCTTGTGCGAAACGCTTTCAAGCTCGACGAACTGTCCGAACGGGTGTAGTCCGGACGTCAACCGGGGAAACACGAATGGCCGAGACCAGCTACACCAAGGGCGACGACCTGCCGCAAGTCACGCCCGTCTCCCCCGAGGGCGACAACCCCGACCGCCCCACGGTAGCCGCCTCCGATCCCATGGACGTCGATACGTCCTTCTGGGAGCGGGCCCTCTCCGACGCCGAGCGTGCCGAAAAGGACTGGCGGCAGAGGGGAAGGGAGATCGTCCAGATCTATCGCGGCGATATTCCGATCACCCGCCCCAAGGCGGGCAAGTTCGTGTCCTCCACCAAACAGGGCCAGTCCTCCACCTTCAACATCTTGTACGCCAATACCGAAGTCATGCTACCGGCAGCGTATTCCAAACCGCCCGACCCGGTCGTGCGCTCGCGCTTCGTGAAGAAATCCGCGATGCCGCCGATGCCGCCGATGATGCCGCCTCCGGGGATGGGGATGGGTCCACCTCCTCCTCCGGGGATGGGGCCCCCGGGTGAACCTCCTCCGATGCAGGGCCCCGGAGGCCCTCCAGCGGGGCTGGCTCCAGCCGGGGCCCCCGTTCCCCAACCACCTCAACCACCTCCACCTCCCGGCGTTGGCCCCCCTCCACCGGGAATAGGGCCTCCGCCTCCTTCGCCCGTTGACGGGGGCCCGCCCATGATGGATGCCGGTGGCATGCCTCCGCCGCCGCCGCCCCCTCAACCGCCTATCGGGCCCCAGACGGTGCCGCAGCCGTCGCCGATGCCGCCGGGCATGCCGTCGCAGCAGGACATCGAAACCGCCGCCGCCGTCATGGAGAAGGCGCTGGAGATCGTGGTTGCCGACGAGGCCAGCCATGAAGCGGTGAAAGCCGCTGTCCGCGACATGCTGCTCCCCGGACGAGGCATCTGCCGCGTGCGCTGGAAGCCGGTGCTGAAGCAGGTCCCGGTCGAGGACCCCGTCATGGGCGGGCCCTTGAGCCATCCCGGCACCGGCCAGCCCGTGATGAAGGACGCCAAGATCTGGGAGACGGTGGACGACGAATACGTCTTCTGGGAAGACATCCTGATCGACCCCGTGCGCAACCACGGCGACGTCGAGTGGATCGCCTTCCGCCATCTGTTTGCCGAAAAGGCGCTGACCGAAGAATTTGGCGACAGCGAGAAACTGAAATCCTATCAAAAAGACGGCAAGCTATCGGAGCTGCTGAAATGGACCGAAGAAAGCGCGGCGAAGTCCCCCGTCGGGGGCGGGCAGGCGACCCGGGCCTCTGGAAAGCTGGACAGCGTTGTTCGGAAAGCCATGGTCTGGGAGATCTGGAACAGGAGTACGCGCGAGGTTCTTTGGATCATCCGCGAGGGCGGCGGTTGTGCGTTGCGCGTCGATCCGGACGTGCTTGGCTTGGAAGGCTTCTACCCCATTCCGAAACCGATTTATGCCGTGGTCACCACGGAGACCATGATCCCGAAGGCGTTCTATGACCTCTACGCGCACCTCGCCGCCGATCTGGACGACACATCCCGGCGCATATCGGATCTCACGGCAAAAATTAAAGTCCGGGGCGGCTACAACTCGGCCAACAAGGACATTGCAAACCTTCTCACCGCCGACGACGGCAAGCTGCTGCCTGTTGACGGTGTGGACCTCATGTCGGGCGGATTGCAAAATCATATCTGGCTGGTCCCCATCCTCGAATGGGTGAACGCGCTCAAGGAACTCTACATGAGCCGCGACCAGCAGAAGAACGCCATCTACGAAATCATCGGCATCAGCGACATTGTCCGCGGCGCAACCAACCCGTACGAAACCGCCACCGCGCAGCGCATGAAGGGCACCGTCGGCTCCGGCCGCATGGCGGGCGTGCAGAACTCCGTCGGCAATTTCGTCCGCGACCTGATGCGGCTGAAGGGCGATATTATCGCCCGCAACTTCGATGCCGAAACCCTCACCCGCATGACCGGCGAGAACGTCACGCCGCCGGTCATGGATATTCTGCGCAACGATTTCTCGCGCATGTGCAGCATCAACATCGAGACCGACAGCACCATCCAAGCCGACGAGGCCACCGAAAAAGAAGCCAACGCCCAGATCATGCAGGTGATCGGCGGCGTGATGCAGGCGGGGCAGGGCCTTCTCATGTCGGGCATGCTGCCGCCGCCGATGGTCATCAACCTCGTCTTGGAAATGACCAAGATGCTGCTGCATCCCGTAAGACACTCGCGGGGCGTGGTCGATCTGATCGACGGTTATCAGGAAATGCTGCACGCCTACATGCAAGTCGATCCCACGGGCGCGATGATGCGGCCGCCCGCGCCGCCGCCCGGACCGCCGCAAGGCCCGCCCGGAGCCCCGCCGGGCCCCACGCGGGGCCAGAACGGCAAGGGCCCGCCCCGACCCGCACCGACCCAAGCCCCACCCCCGCCCGGCATGGGCGGTCCACCGCCGATGTAACCGAGGAGAACCGCCATGGCTGATACCCCGACAGCGACACCCGCGAACGCGCTTCCTCCCGAGGACTACCTGACCGAGAAGGAGCAGGACGCCTCGACCGGCGGCAGCGGCGTAGGGCCCGTCACCCCTGCCGAAGAACCGGCTCCGATAGAGACCATGGAGGATCTGGGCATCGGCGCGTCCGATCCCTATCCGTCTGCCGACACGCCACCTGCGCGGGACGTGAAAACCCCGAAAGCCGCGAAAGCCGCGAAAGTTCCGGCTTCCGACGCCTTCGGCAACCCGATCCCGAAAGGCGGTGCGTGATGGGCATGATCCGCTATCCGCTGCCGATCACCGCCGCGATGCTGGCACCCGCCAATACGTTCTGCGACCGGCCGCGCTACAGCTCGATGACCGACTGGCACGGCGGCCAGTTCGGCAACGAGGAGGATCAGGCCGAGGCGACGCAGGCCATCGCCAACTCCTGCTCCGCCCGCGTCGAGACCGACTACGACCCGCAGCACCAGAAGGCCAAGGCAGGCGACATGGTGCCGCCGTTGCAGATCCTCGACGATCTCGGCAAGGACTACGGCATCTACGCTGGCGGCGCGGGTCGTACCGGCTACGTCACGCCGCAGTCGTCCTATCCGGACGCCACCTCGCCGCCGGTCGTGACCAATGTCAGCCCGGCCTCGGGCTTGGCTGCGGGCGGCACCGCCATCACGATCACCGGCATGGGCTTTACCGGAACAACCGGCGTCACCGTCGGCGGTACGGCAGCCACGGCGGTCGTCGTGGTGAACTCCAGCACCATCACCTGTACGACACCCGCGCATGCCGTCGGCACCGTTGACGTGCGGGTGACGACACCCAAAGGCTCCAGCTCGATCACCACCACCGCCGACAATTTCATCTACACATGAGCAGCGGCCTCAGACCCAACGACCAGATGCACCTGCCGGGCCTCGGCGTCCCCGTCGATCCGTGGACCCGGCAGCAGTTGCAGCCGGTAATTTCGGAACGGCTCAACAGGCTCAGGATCGCCGAACGTGAGTTTCGCCTCGTCCTGCACGAATTGGACGGTACGACAGAAGGCTCGCGGCCCGGCAACCGGCGCATGGCCCTTGCCTTCACCAGCCTTGAGCAAGCCATGCTGTGGGCGGGGGAAGCAGTCTTGCACGGAGACGACTGATGCCCGTCTATGTTCTCTACGAGGGCCGGTTGATCGACAAGAGGTATCGCCCGGCGCGGTCCACACACGCCGCCTCCGATCTTCCGGCCCCCGCCGTGCAGTCGTTCGAGACTTACGCCTCTCCAGTTGACGACAGCACCATTTCGTCGCACCGCCAGCGCGACAAAGATCTTCACGCCTCGGGAAGCTACGACCCCCGGGACACCCCCGCGTCCTTCAGGAGAGCCAAAGATGCCCGCAGACAATCCAACCAACGAAGCGCCGCCCTCGCTTAGGGACATCGCCGAACAGGCCTACGACGATCTCGAAACCGCCGCCGAGGCCGAGGCCCCCGCCGAAGGCCCGGGCCCCGCAGAAGAAGGGGGTGCCGAAGAACCCCTTGCGGAAAGCTCCCAACCGCGCGATAAAAGCGGTCGCTGGGTTCCCAAAGACGGGGAGCGCCAGCCGGGCGAAGCAATCGAACCTCTCGATCCAGCCCCGAAGAAACCAATTCAAGCTACCCAGACGCCGCCGACTGATCCAGCCGCCGCTCAACCGGCGCGAAGCAATCAGGTACCGGAGCACTGGAGCGCAGAAGACAAGGCGACCTTCGCCAAACTTCCTCAAGAGGGCCAAGCCTTCCTGCTGAAGCGTCACGGCGAAATGGAAGCCGAGTTCACGCGCAAATCACAGGCGAGTGCGGGAGCAGTCCAGTTCACGCAGGCGCTTGCGCCGGTCTTCAACGATCCGCAGATCGCGGCATCGTTGAAGCAGGCGGGGGTTCATCCGGTCCAAGCCATTCAGGAATGGGCGACTTGGCACAAGATGGGCACCTCGCCCGACCAGCAGGACAAGTTCAAGCTGCTGGTGGGACTGACGCAACGCATGGGGCTGGACCCAGCGCGCATTTTCTCTGCCTTGAATAACCAGCCGCCGCCGGGCCCGATAGGGCTTTCCGAGGAAGACCTCAAGGACCCGGCAGTCAAGTTCATCGCCGACCACCTCGGCAAGACGTCGAACGAACTCGCAACCATCCGGGGCGAGTTGCAACGCAGGGATCAGATCGAGCAGCAGGCTCGGGCTGACTGGAGTGTCAGAAGTGCCAGACAGGGGATCGACGGCTTCGCGGACGAAAAGTCGAAGGATGGACGCCCGCTGCGTCCGCACTTCGACGCCGTGCTGCCGATCCTCATCGACTTCTTCAAGGCCAATCCGCAACGCAATCTGGCCGAGGCCTATGACGCTGCCTGCTGGGCTCACCCGGAAGTCAGGAAGCAACTACTGCAAGCCGAACAGTTTCGGTCGCAGTCGCAGACTGACATCGCCAAGGCCCGGATCGCGCAAAGGGGCAATACACGGGGGGTTACCACTCCCGTCGCAAGGCCCAACGGCGCGGACGGGCCCTCGCGGGGCGGCATTCGGGACACCATCGAGCAGTCTGCCGACGAGGTTGGATTTTAACTTCATAGGAGCGCCATATGGCCGACCCGACAGTCTCCATGCTCGTTGCGACCACGATCAACAACTACCACAAGCAGTTCGCCGATAACGTCTCCAACTCGAATGCGGTCACGGCCCTTCTGCGCGAAGGCAACCGGGTCCGCGTCATCGAAGGCGGCAAGCAGATTTCCTGCCCGCTGACCTACGCCGAGGAAACCTTTGCGTGGTACCTCGGGACCGAACTGCTCTCGCGAGCCACCAAAGACACCATCTCCGAGGCGCACTATGACC